CTATTCATTGGATGACAGTTTATGAGCCAAAGTTGGCACCCCCATGAATATCAGCTAAGAGCTATGAAGCTTCTACTCTCGCAGGGGAGCGGAGGGCTTCTTCTTGACCCCGGTCTGGGGAAGACTGCCATAGCCCTCGCAGCGTACAAGATATTACGAGACAAAGGGATGGCCCCAAAGGGGATGCTAGTTATCGCCCCCCTACGACCCTGCTACAACGTCTGGCCTGACGAGATAGAAAAGTGGGCAGAATTCAACGACATAACTTATGCTGTCGTACATGGTGGAGATAAGGCTGCAATGCTCCGGGCAGATGTTGACATCCACATCATTAACCCGGAAGGGTTGAAGTGGCTATTCGCTGCCACAGCTTCGCACCGCAAGGAATGGACTATCCTGTGTGTAGACGAGAGCACAAAATTCAAGAATTCTACCACCAAACGCTTCAAATTGATGCGGCCCCACTTCCCCAGATTTGCCCGGAGGTGGATACTGACAGGTACTCCAATACCAAATGGTATAGAAGACCTATTCGGGCAAATATTCATATTGGACGAAGGGAGTGCCCTCGGCAAATATGTGACGCACTACCGGGCGAAGTACTTTTATTCTAACGCTTGGGAGCCTTACAAGTTCTATGCCCAAGATGGAAGTTGGGGGAAGATTATGGCTAGGGTTGACCCACTGGTCCTTCGCCTAGCTGCGAAAGACTATATAGACATGCCGCCCGTTTTACAAGAGCGGATATACGTCGACCTCCCAGAGACAGCAAGGGAGAAATACAGGGATATTGAAGATGAGTTCATCACCCAGATTGAGGACGGAATCATCGTTGCGGCGAACGCAGCCGTGGCCGGAGGAAAGTGTAGACAAATCTGTAATGGAGCCATCTACACCAACAAGGAGCATGACTGGACGACGATCCACGATGCCAAACTTGACGCTATGGGAGATCTTCTTGAACAACTCGGAGGGGCTCCGCTTCTTATTATGTATGAATTCAATCACGACAAAGAACGACTACTCGGACGCTTTGGCTCTTCAATCCCTATTCTTGGAGGAGGCACGTCGGCTGGAAAATCTGACCAGTACATACAGGAATTCAATGCTGGGCAGCACCCGATAATGATTTGCCACCCTGCGTCAATGGCGCACGGCTTGAACCTGCAATCCGCTTGCCATCACATTTGTTGGTTCGGCATAACTTGGAATCTTGAGTACTATGACCAAGCCAATGCCCGAATAAACAGACAGGGGCAAGAATTCCCAGTGTTCATCTACCACATACTCGCTAAGGACACCCTAGACGATGTAGTGATGGATACTTTAGCTGAGAAGGACCACACACAGAAGAAGTTGTTTGCTTCGCTAACCACTTCTTGAATATAAATAGTTGCCTGAAGAGCGTCTCTATGGTATACTCTGAAATGCCCCCATATAACCCTAAGAAGGAGAACTAAAATGGGAAAATCAAATGTTACGCCGCCGACCAAAGGTAAAGCTGACGCAAAGACGCCAGCAGCTGATGGTGAAAAGAAGCCCCGCGCCCCTCGGAAGAACTACGGGTACGCCAAAGGATCTGTCATCGCCCTAACGGATGGCGAACAAAAGTTCCGTGGCGCTCGTGCTCGTTGGTATGAGCATCTCCAGAAGGCTAGCGGCAAGACTGTGGAGCAATTCGCAGAGATCGCCGAGAAGGGCGGAGAGAAAGAGCAGCCTCGTGGCTGGCTCCGTTTCTTTGTTGAAGCAGAAGCCTGCACACTGACGCCGCCTCCGGCTGAAGCGTAAGCCCTAGAGCTCGGCTGGCCTTGTGTCGGTCGAGCTCGTTTTGTTTTTGGAGAGGACTCTATGAATACTGAGCAGAAATTAGCGGTAGCCAGACTTCTAAATCTCTTAATGGCTCTAGCGGTGAATGCAGACATGAGCGGCCAAGCCCACAAAGATATCTGGGCGGCTGCCGAAACATTTGGCATATCAAAGACTGATCTGTTGAAGGCTATAGTCTTGTGAACCTCTATATTATGACAAGAAACCGTGTAGGGCTTCAAAGAACCTACGCTTCAATACCGTGGTCCTGGCGGGACAAATGCTGGCTGGTCGTCCCAGAAAAGGAGCATGGAGTCCACTACACCTATAAGGGTGACGACCAAGCAAAAGAAATCCCCACCATTGCGGTGCCAGCCTCCGTCACTAACTACAGCGAAAAAATGAAGTGGATCATTGAAGACGGTATGCAAGACGGAAACGAATGCTGCGTCATCTTAGATGATGACCTCGTATTCAGCCACCAGTGGCTAAAGCCTGATGGGAAAATTGGGCTGAAAACATTAGAGGGAGAGACCACAGAACGGTTACTTTCCCTCTTCGGATATATGGAGATGTTACTTGAAGACACAGCATTGGTGGGAGTCCACCCACGTCAAATGGGGCACATACAGAAGCCCCCCTATGTTGAAAACGGGAAAGTTATCTGCGTACAGGGGATTAATCGAAGCCTTGTGGGGGATATTCCTTATATTGACAAGTACCCTATCCTTTCTGACGTGGTGCTTAATGCAACTCTTCTAGCAAGAGGGCAGGGTAACAAAATCATTACTACATTCTTTCAAGACTGGGGGAGCTGCAATGCTCCGGGCGGGTGTTCTACATACCGCACCCCCGAAATGCAAGCCGAAGCCTGTTACTGGCTAGAGGAGCGATTCGGGCCTTACATCAAAGCTGTTGAAAAGGAGGCTAAAGATGGATGGTTGGGAGGTAAGCGCGTTGACTTTAGAGGTCAATGGAAAAAGCTATACAAGGCCGGAACTGCTGGCTTATTGGATATCTGAGCGTGAGCGGGTCCGACAGGCCAAAGAACGAGGGGACCCCCGACCTTGGTCATCTGATCTTGTGTTCCAAAACACCTATTTCTGTAACGTTCACAGAGAAGACGATCGTGTTACAAGATGGGTCCGGGAAAACTATACTCCAGATATCTTCGGAGAGTACTATGAGGTTGCAATCGTAGCTGCACGTCTCTTCAACAGGCCGGAAACGCTAGAGCAGATTAAGTTCACCCTAGTGCCCTCCCCCCACCTACAGTTGTGGGATTTGCTAAACAAGATGAAAGAAAACGAACAGCAAATCTGGAGCGGGGCGTATCTCATCACCACGCATGGCCGTAAGATGTCTAAGATAGACTACTGTGTGGAGCTTCTACAGAACTGTATAGACATCACCCCAGTCCATATGGAAGACCCCACCTGTGAGGGATACTTCCGTGCCTTCAAACGTATAGACGGTCTGGGCAGTTTCTTAAGTGCACAGATCGTTGCTGACCTAAAGAACACAGCACATCATCCCCTACAGGCAGCGACGGATTGGTACACTTTCAGTGCCCCCGGCCCCGGCTCTCTCCGCGGTCTGTCCTGGTTTCACAATCAAAGAATAACCCCCAGAGACTATCGTGGGGCTATCGAGAATGTGGCAGCCCACCTTGAATGGTCGGACTGTATGCAAGACTTGCAGAACTGCATGTGTGAGTTCGACAAGTACTGTCGGGTCTTAACAGGTACGGGGCGGAGTAAGCGTAAGTATGCCGGGGTATGACGTAAAACGGCCCTACCAGACGCCGCTCGACAGCCAATCGCAATACGGCCCTTGCCTAGCTATGGCCCGGTTGCTCTGCTAGTCGAGTGGCTTACCTTAAAACCTTTATAAAACAAGGGGTTACGCATGTCAGAAGAAGAATTAGAGCGCCTAGCCCTCTTAGCAGAGGAGTGCGCAGAAGTGATAGTAGCTGTAGGGAAGATTCTACGGCACGGGTATCAGTCATACAACCCTTTCCACTCAGAGTTAGGGAGCAATAAGGAACAGCTAGAAGCAGAGATTGCTGATGTTTGGTATGCAGTGAATCTTATGTTGGGGTGTGGTGATGTAGATATAGACGAAATAAATCATCACCTTGAACTAGCTGCGAAGTCTAAGCCCAAGTATCTGCATTACCAAAAGAGAGATATGCTAGACAGCCTCAAGGAGAAGGTGAAGTGATCATTGAAATTACAGGGCGAAATGCGCCTCAAGCATATATAGATGGTTTGTACAAGTTCCGTGCAGCAGCCAGATCAGAGATTACTCGGGGGGGAGAGGCGATGGTGCTTCCCGCTCCGGTCTTCTTAACGGTACAATTTCCTGAGGAGCGTCTACTCAATTGCCCTGTCAGAAGAGCTAACCCATTCTTCCACTGCATGGAGTTCGTGTGGATGATGGCAGGGTCTAACAATGCTCACTGGATATCTCGGTACAACAAGCAGATGATGGAGTACAGCGATGACGGAATACTCCGGGGGGCTTATGGATACCGATGGGCCAACCCAATCTTTCAGATACCGCAGGTTATTGAGCTCCTCCGCAAAGAGCCAGAAACAAGACAAGCTGTTCTGTCAATGTGGGATCCCGTACACGACGGGGCCAATGCCCAGACAAGCGACCGCCCCTGCAACACTCACATCTACTTTAGAGTAGATGAAACCGACTCCCTCAATATGACGGTATGCAACCGGAGCAACGATTTTGTCTGGGGGATGATGGGGGCGAACGTAGTTCACATGACTATGCTTCAAGAATTAATCGCCCTAGCCGCAGGATACAAGATAGGGATGTATCATGTGTTCAGCAATAATGTTCATGTATACACCAACCTCCCCCGGTTTGATGCTATCTACAACACGACCCTAGACGCTGACATATACAAAGGGATTAACCGATGTGAGGACCTCCTCCCTCTGATAGCTAAGGAAGAAATATATCACGAGTTTATTGAAGACTGTAAAGACTTTGTGGATGGGGCGGAGCAATTCCGTACTGACTGGATGAACGGGGTTGCCTACCCGATTAAGATGGCTTGGAATGATAAGAAAAACAGGAATACTTGGATAAATGAAATCCTAGCAGCGGACTGGCACATCTGTTGTCAGGATTGGGAATACCGACGTCGGGGAAGGATTAAATTGAATTAGGTCACGACCGTAGGCTGGGGTATTATATAAATGTTGCTAACCCAAGGAGAATAATAATGATTAAGGAAGAAGAAATGCAGGGCTACACTGAAGAAATGGAGATGGGCAAATTTTTGAGCGACCTATATCGAGGGATAAACCATGTAAGGACGGGAGTTTGGCTTCTGGTAGTGTTGGAAGTAGCCAAGTTCGTGCTGTGGTAGCCCCCAATGAGTCTTTACGATTCAAGAGGACGAAGCGCGTTCTTAAAGGAGGGAAGGGTGGGAGCCAATGAACGACAAGTTGCCGGGACACACTACAAAGACTCCTCTGCTCCCTGCCCACATTGTGGTACTGATCTTGAGCATTGGGATATTTGCTGGGCCTTTCGCTTTAATCAGTTTCAGTATTGTATATCTAAGTACATTTGGCGTAAGAAGGGTCCGGGTGGCCGTCCCCTCCTCGATGATTTGGAAAAGGCGAAGCATCACCTTGAAAAATACATTGAGTGTGTCAAGGCAGACGAAGATGTGGCAGCCGGGTACGGGCCAGACATTAACATGGCGCGCTTCGCCCAAGAGGAGGGAGGCGCAACACCAGATTATGTAGATCAAGATTAGGGGTGCACGTTCCCCTGCCAGCCCGAGATGCTCAACGGGTAGTGGTTAGCTCTGGGTGCGGCCGGAGTCAAGCATCACCGCACAACGAATTGTCGTAGAGTCGGAGGTGGCAAGCAGCCTTGCATACGATGCCGTTGAGAAAGACTCAATATCGACGGATACAAGTGCAAACGTATAATAGAGTTACGAGGACGCCGGGAAATTAGCATTGCACACACAGGCGTGACAGGAGGGAGAGACCCCACCGAATATTTTCTAGCCAGTATTCGGGCTTGTAGCTCAGTTGGTTAGAGCAAGGGGCTCATAACCCCTAGGTCTCAGGTTCGATCCCTGACAAGCCCACCAAATACTGACGCCCTAGAAGTATAAGGGCTGAGAAGGGAAGGGTCTTGAGCAGCACAGCGCAGTCTGCCAAGTCTTCGGGGACCTGCATTTGCCGAAGAGAACCTCTCAGCCCGACTATTTCTTACCTTTGATGGAGTTGCGCTCAACCCCCAGCCGCTTCTCGTAGGTGCGAAGACCTCCTAGCCCAAGCATACCGAGGAGCAGGGTCATCAGTGGTCCCATATCAAGCTCTGGGAAGGAAGGTAACTCCCTAACACTGAAGGCGAGCAAAGCCCACGTCGCCATAGGCTCCAATAGGAACTGCCACATCAATGCAAAGCCGCAGACCCACATGATGAATGGTCTTGCCCCGGCAACGAAGATGCTGGAGTGTTTGGCCTGTTCCTTATTGATTTCAAGCTGGCCCTGAACCAGACCAGTCATAGCATTGAGCATCTGACCTTCAAACTGCTCCTTTGCTTCTTCTCGTTTGTTCTTGTCGGGGATAAGCCGCAAGACTCCGTCCAATATAGGGCCGAGCGCCCCCTTGATGAGATCTCCTAACATTACGCTACGTCCTCTATTGTAATCCAGACCTCCTCTTGGCTCAAAGCCTCGAGGATTTTTTCGTACAAGCGGGTGTATGCGGCGACACTCGTACTGACCTGCCCCCGATCAACCACATTGGATATCTGACCATCCCCCACAAGGATACAGCCTTCCGTATCGTCGTCACTGTTACCTACATGAATGTAGATATACTTGAAGTTGGGCACATCTTGGAGGTGCAGCATCCCCCGGTGAAAGTCAAACCTCTTGTTGTACCTCTTCACCATCCCACCCTCATTACGAAGGAGGATACGGTAGCGTCCAGGAGGGATGCGGGTTTCTTTGGCTACCTTGACATCTTGGCGTTGATCCTCCAAGGTGTAGCAGCGAAAGGTTAGGTCGTCAGTGCCTGTTACGTCAAACAGGTTGCCAAGAGTGGACTCGTCCCCACTGGAGATTCTAGTTAGTAGGAGCTCCATCATTGGCACCCTCAGGTATTTTAGGAGGAAGGTCGGGGGTCACCGGCTGGGCCGTGTCTGTAATCCTCAGTTGTCCGTTAGCGATGGCGGCGAGCCAGAGCTTCATCTCTACGACTGTTTCAGCTTGGGCTGAGGATACTTGAATCCCCTGCCCCTGTGCGAAGATGCCGTGTATTGATGCTGCCATCTTCTGGTGAGTGTTCGGTTGTGCTTGACCCATTTCATTCTCCTTATTATGTAGACTCAATTATACGTTACTGCGCTTGCTCACGCAAGTAATCAATAAACAGAGTGTTGAACTCTTCTTGACCATCCTTTAAGTCTGCAAGAGCGAGGGCATTGTCGGATATCCCATCCTCCACAAGACCCATCCGATTGTTAAGGGTGACGATGGCTGGGGGGTCGCCCTGCTCAGAAACCTGCTGAAGCTTGGCATCCACGGCGTTGTTTATCCAGAATTGCATAGCCATCCCGAGGATGGTCAGGCCCAGACCCCCGCCAACGAGGGACCCGAAAACCCAGATCCCAATTTTCTTAGCGTTCTTCGTCATCATCCTCTAACTGCTCCAATGTATGTTGTGCGTATGCCCGACGTTCACTAGCTTTCCTGGAAGCAGCTTGATTGTAAGACTCAAGATTTCTAATCTTAGCCTGTAGATCTTCATACAACATGGCTTGTTCTTGCTGTTGCTCCATCACGTATTCTTCCAATACAGCAGAATCGTGAGAAGAGCTGGGAGGGTCTACAGACACTGGCGCGGGGGGAGCAACAGGGGAAGGGGCAAAGTCATGCGCCAATTCACAAGCCTCTTCCGTAGCAAACTCCCTTAGGATTTCTGGTTGGTTACACAGAGCCATCGCTGCGAGGGCATACTTCCCCGCCTTCAGATAGAACTCTGCCATACAGACATTGTTAAGTACGAGCTTCTGTCTGCCACCCAGAAGAGTATCCCATTGAGTAGACCCCAAGCACTGAGCAATATCCACATCACCAAGAGCGTGACCAAAAGCAAACGCCTTCGACGAATTTCCACCGAGTATAATCTCCCCTGCGGTCTGGTTGTTCATGTCATTAGACTGGATAATTTCATCCGGACCAGCAAAGGCGATGACCGGGAGTAGTAAGAGTAACCATTTCATAAGACTGTAGCCTCTATTTGGACGACCACTGCCCCAGTCGTATTGGCTGGATCAGCAATCTCTCGTATCTCTATTGTACCATTCCAGAAAGCAGACCCTGATGCGGCAGCATCCTTCTGCCAAGTGATTATTCTTTCTAATGTAGTGGTTAAGAATGTGTTGAGTGTCCCGGTAAGAGTCCCAGCGTCCCCCGAGGTAGAGGTTTGTATAAACTCTACTTCGAACTGAGTATTCAACCCAGAGATAAGCCAGTCGTCTCCAAACTGGGCAAATACTCCAGGGGCCATATCTGACCCTACACGAGACTGACCCTCCCCGTTAGAGTTTATATTGTAGGAACCTCTAGGTAAGAGCCCTCCTCCGAAGGGTACTCCCGCAATAAGAGGGGTTGGGAGGTCATTCAGCTCCGCAACAGCCGCACCTCCTGCACCAATCACCGCAGCTACCCCGACAGATGCCATTTGGATTGTCATACGAGGTTAGGTCCAGTCAGGTAGTACTCTGTGTCTGTTCGCTTGTATATAGTGAACTGACCTTCTCCTGCCGTCACAAATCCGGCTACGAGGCTGGTGGTCCACGACGCACCGTTCCAAAAGGTTATTATCACTCCAGCCCCAGCTTGGAAGAGAATATTGCCTGCGCCAGCGTCGTTTATGACACTCCACATAGACCCAACTTTGGTGTTGGAGATATCATTTAGCGAATACGTTCTCGGAGTAACCTCATCATGAATTACCATTTCTCCGACGTTACTTAGGCCGACTATTAAATCTGCATTTTGTACACGAAGAGGCAACACGTTCATGCCAACAGGTTCAAAATTCCCGTTAATAGTGAACACCTCGGCCCCCATACCGACATCGGCACCTCCATTATCGGAAGTCCTAAGCGCATTCTGCCCATCCCAGAAGAAGCTGACTGCCCCATTCGCGAACATGCTTATCCAGGTATCCTCGAGAATGCCGCTGTCGGAAGTCTGTTGTAGGTGCGCTGCCGTCCCACTAGACGAGTCGAAGAAGATTCTTAGCGCCCTCGCCCCAGTAGAGGTAGATGTGAGGAGTATGGAAGACCCCCCACCACCGTCTGTCTCGTCCAGCACCAGCCCTGCCTGACTTGCCGCAATGTTCAGAACACTGCCGCTGAATACCAGACCGGAAACTCCCTCAACTGTAGTTGCGTTGATCCAGACAGCCAGTTGATTATTGACAGGTGTTCCAGAAATCTGTGCTCCGCCAGCAGAAATCATACTGTTAGAAACACCGTTCTGATCCACAAAGAATATATCGTCGCCAAAGGCATGGATTTGCCCAACATTCGGCAGATCGGCAACCGCCACCCCATAGTCTAGACGAACAGGGAGGTTGAATTGCCACTGCCCTGAGGGTTCGTAGTCGCCCCCTTCATTCATCACTGGCACCCACACGGACGAAATAAATATGTCCATAGGGTTGAGTGCACTACTGGTGAATCTGGCTTTGTCTACCCCCGCTACACTGACCCGCATTTCATCAAGGCCGGGACGGTAAAATCCCATGCTCGGCTGGTTAGACCAAGAAATTCCTGGGAGGGCAGCCGTACCATCCGCATTGAGGAAAGGTACAAGCATCCCCCCAGACCCTGAACGGCTGAGGCTGTCGGTCATTGACGCAGCCAAATCATCCAAAGTAAGGTTCTGCACCGCAGAAGATATAACCGTACCCGATATTACCGGATTGCCAGCCGGAAGCGAGTAGTTTCCTGATCCATCACGTGGCATTATTCTTCTCCTGCCAAAATCTGTTGTTTGATTGCTACCTGTTGACGCCCCGTATACCCAGCCGTCTTAAGAAACAATGCGAATTGGGGGTGGCTGAGGAGCTCCTTACCTCGGTGCTGCCCAGAAATAAATTTCTGAAACCCTTTCGTTGCCAAGAGCTTCCCAACAGCAATCGCTGTCCCTGCCCCGATAGCTACGGGGACTCCAGCCCCCGCGAAGACACTAGTCGCCAACCCCAGAGCAGCTACAGTCTGGAATATACCTTGTCGGGAGGGGAAGTCAGGCAAGGCTCGCATCGCTGAGTCTGCGGTCTGCTGTAGAGGACGCCCCCCAGACCTTGCCCCGACGCCGCCCTTTTCAGCCGCTGCTGTAAGGAGTTGTTGAGGGGTAAACTCCTGCCCTGCTGACTTAGCCTTGTCCACTGCCCTGTTCAGTATTTGGTAGTTGTGATAGTAAGGCTCCAATGCTCGGTAGCCTTGATACACTTCATCATCCAACCCCTTCTTAAGGACATCATCAATGTTCTTAAGGGCAGAATCAATTTGCCCCCGCATTGCCTTGTCTAACTGTCCTGGGGACAACTGACCCTTCAATTCGTTGAGGGCATTCTTGTAGTTCAGCAAATGCTGAGCCTTAGCGGATGCCGCAGGCTTGGGGATGCGATACATCCCACCTGTTTCTTTCTTTAACAGGTTAGTCACCGCTGCTGGTGTTCTTAGTCCTCTAGTACTGAGAACACTAGCCCCGATATCGTCATATGCTGTGGACCAGAAGTCGTCCAGCTTGCCAATGACTCCGTGTATTGTATCCTTAGCCCCGAAGGTCACTCCTTCATAGCCAGGAACTGCTTGCTCACCAACCCACCTTCGTAAATCGTTGACCGCATCATCGTACTGGTTGCGGATTTTACCGCCCACTCCTGGGATATTAGCAAGGATGGCATTGTAGAATTGCTTGATGACCCCCGGCTTCGCTGACTGCGACAGAGGGATAAACTTCCCTGTCTCATTCATAACAGTGCGGGCTTCATCCGTCATGGAAGTGAGTCGGAAATTGCCCCATGCAGAACCCAGCTTCTTCCCCAGTTGTCCAAAGCCTGCACCTAAGAGGAGGCCTCCAGCAGCCCCAGCCGCACGATCCTCATGGTCCCCCAAAAGTCCGCCATACGCAGCGCCCTCGACAGCCCCTCGAGCAACCGGACTTTGTAGCAGCCTGCCACCGCGTACCGCATTGGCCCGACTTAGGTTGCCAGCGGCTCGAGCGGTTCTCAGCCCATGACCTGCGGCTGCCCCGGCCTTACTTACAGCACCCCCCAGCGGAACGGCTGTCGCAGCAATCTGACCTACGATATTGCCCGTCGCACCCATGCCAGTCGCCAGTAAATCACGATCTAAATCATCCGCTTCCGACATTTCTTCATCAGTAATGATGCCTGCGAAATTGCCGACGTTACGGGCGACATCTACCATCCCCCGACCTACACCTTCTAGGAACCGCAGCCCTTTGGAGTCTCCGGCTGCGCCAAGTTCCCCCATACCGCTGTCGTAGCCAAAATCCTCATTGGTGGCAAGACCATTACGGATAGCCTTCATAGCAATCTGATGTTTGGGGGTGCCATCGGGGATATCCCGAAGCACGACACCATTAGGGAGGGTTACATTCATCGGAGTTCCCCCCATATAAATGACCCATCTCCAGACTCACCTCCAGCGGGGCGGTCCCCGTCCTGGCCGGAGGGGGAAGCTGTGGGAGCTCCAAATTGTGGCATCGGGGTAATGTCTCCATAGACGCTCTGCACCCACTCAGGCTTGTACAGGGGAGCATCATTCGCATACTGCTCCTTCAGCTTACGTTCTGCAATTTCCGTCAAGGTTTTTAAGCCTCGTTGGATGACCTCAGGCGGGGAGTTGGGGCTGATATTAGCACCCTCCCATGCTCTGATTTCTGAATCCGTCAAAGCTGACCCGAACAACTTATTCCTACGGCCCAAAGTGTAGAGGAGGTCGTAGTCCGCCCACCAGCGCGACTGATCTTGCTGGTCGTCTGTACCCGTATACTTTCCGAAGGTATTGCTGATGCTCCCTTCAAAGGGGAAGAAGGTATTGTTCGCGTAGTCTTCCTTGTAGCTCTTCAACACCCTCTGCAAACTCTGGTAGGACTCCTTAGCTTCCTCCGTCTTCTTTTGGGCGGAAACTGTAGGAGCCTTAAATGACCCCATAGGGTTAGAACGCAGCAACTGATTCTTTTCAGTGGCCCGGTTGTGACGTTCGTACTCCTCTTGCTTACGAAGGGCCATAGCATTCTTCAGAGCTGACTGTTCAGCCATCTGTTTGTAGTAGCCGCTAGTGAGCTGACGCTGAGCATCCGCCTCCATAGCTTTTTTCTCAAGCTGGGTGTCTCGGGAAACCGAGGCTGCCAAGTTTTGACCAAAAGGCGTGAGTACATCGTCTCCAGTTATCTGAGCGAGCTCACTGATTTCCCGGCGTCGGCGCAACCCGGACGACAGTGCCTTCTGCATATCGTCATCTCGGTTGCTGCCAGACGTCAGCATAATTTCTAAAGGATCCATTATGCGTATCCTGTCTCGTCTTCCTCAAAGAGGCCAGCCGCACCCCCTATACTCCCATCAATTATGGTTTCAAGGTTTTGCTTCTTGCCCTTGTTTCTCAGCAGGTCAATTATAGACACCCTGCCCTCAGTCTGCTTTCCGCCAATCTTCTTAGAGTCCCGAGCACCCTTGAATCGTTTAGCCCCCACCACCAGATGTTCAAGTGGGGAAGCTGCCACGAAAGTGCGCCCTTGATTGACGTACTGGCCTTCAGCAGTCTTAGTCTTCCGCATCTCCTGAGCCTGAGCCTGCTGCCTTTTGAGGTCTCCCATGCCGCCAAATTTAGCAATGTCCTCATCCGACATATTGTCGTAGATACTGCCCTGCCCCGCTTGAGGAGCAGCCCCCGCTTGAGGGGCCGAACCTTCTGGTGCGGTTCCTGCAATGTGCATCGTGCTCAGCTCCATAGGGTTCTCAGGAGAGCCCTCTTTAGCACCAACAGAAGCTGAAGCATCTTGTGTGACGAACCACTCAGGGATCGGATCACCCTGCTTCCACCCGGAAGCCAAGAGTTTTTGCATAGCGGCTTGATTCTTCATCAGTATACTCCTCTACCTGCCTGAAGAGGCCCTCGAGTCCTCATCGGTGTACGATTCCCCGAAGGGTTTGGCGCAGAAGGAGCCCCTCGCAATCCTTGTGTCTGGGTGATCTGTCTCTGGGCCTGAGGCTGGGGCTGAGACTGAGGGTTAGGGATCCTTTGGGGCACCTGAGGGGGGAGAGCTCGGGCAGGGATGCCACCCCCAGATGCAGGGATATTTGGCTTCTGCATCTGTACGGGGGCTGACTTTCCACGCAACTGCTGGATCATCCCGCTAACCCCACTCATACGAGGATCCGCTTGTCCCACCCCTTGTTGGGGGAACCCCTGCATGATGCGACCCATCATTGGTCCGTCGCCACCACCTTTTCCAAAAGCCATCATATTCTCCTGTAATCAACGATAGCGTAGCCGCCGACGTAGCCAGCCACCATATCGGGATTGTCTTGTGCAAGTATACCGAAACCTTGTTGTCCCCAGAGGTAAGTCCAGCGGTAGAACTGTCTGCCGAGGAATTCACCTACGTATTCAATACCACGCTTCAGCCGTATGTCTGAAAAGCTCATCGCCCCTGCCCCAGCACTAAGGACAGACTGCATCATTGCTTGGTCAGCACTGAAAGCATCCATCTCTGCACTGTAGGTGTCCTGTGCGGCCCCAGTATAGTCAGCTCCGCCAACCATCCCCGCTGTATTAAATCCAGGAGCCGTCGGCATACCGACTTGTTGCCCGGTCAGTATAGCGTTAATCTCGTTGAGGCTAAAGCCCCTCATTTGCATCTCTTCAGCGATCTGCTGTTGTCGCAAGGTGTTCTGGTAGTTGGCCGCAGTCAAATCTTGCCCCTGCATACGGGAAGCCTCCGCCCCAGCCCCTATGTCAGCGCCGAAACCGGCCTGCTGATAAGCATCCGCTCGGGTACGCTCCATATTCGCCATAGCATTGTCGTAAGCCTCATCCCCAGGACGCAACCCCTGATTTCGTAAAGAAGACTCTGTCTGCTCAGATCGCTGTTCCCACTGAGGGTCCAACCGAGAGGTGGCCCGACCATACAGAGCATCACCTGCCTGCTCATTGTAGCCGGACCCTCCCCCGATTGGTCCTGCGAGCTCTTGAAACTGGGACCAATCCATAAGGCCGCCAAACTCATCCTCCACCCGGTCCATCATACCACCGGCGAGGTTGCTGCGACCGACTTGGATGCCTAGTTGAGCATCTAATGCTTCCTGCTGCTGAGGATTGAGGCTGACATTTTGAGTCCAATCCCCACCATCTCCCTCGTCCCATTCAATCGTACCCCACGGAGTTATTTGGGTCGGACGGTTTGCCCGAGTCTGTGCCTCCAGGTTGGCTAGATTTCCTTCAGCAGTACGTTCAGCCGCGGATTCGTAATCAGGCGGCGGCGGCGCTTTCTTGCCCATTGCATATCCTCAAGTATTTACAGTCTTCTTTACGAAGTTCCTGTATGACATAATCAACCCCGATGTTGTACCCGTCTTTCACACGGTACAGCTCTTCCAGGCCAACCCTCTTGTTAAATCTCAAAGCTCTTTCATTGCTGGCAGCGGTAACGCCTATGACTACACCCTTATCACAAGTATCAAAGATGTACCCAAAGACGGCCTCAGGAAACCCATGTCTCATGATGTGGCTATCCTCTAAAGCAATGTGGATATTCACCGCATTGTACGACCAACTATCCAGAGCAACTGCCCCAACAATCTTACCGTTCTTCCAAGCCACCAGACCTTTAGTATCTTCACACCAGACACACTCAGCTAGATTCTTAATCCACAACCATTCTTCTACCTGATCCATAGCCTTAATAATCATAGCAGACCCCCATCGTCCCACATAAGGCCAATAGCGATGAGAGTAGTCTCAACCTGGGACTTTCCTCGTAAAGATACTGCACAGGTCTTCCCAATGCCCCATGCCCCACGAGGAGGTTGCACATTGACCGCCCCGCCGCCCCAGACAGCCGTGTCCCACAAGCCAGTATCCCAAACACCGACCCCAAAGGCGCTCGCATTGGGGGGGCTGGGCAATTCTGTAAGATCATAGTCGTAATACGCTCTTACAGTGTAAGACGGTACTGCCTGAGCTAAAAAGATAGGGCGAAGGAATTGCATCCGCTTGAACTGCTCAGGGAGATCCAAATCTTGGTAACTTGTGAGTAACTGCCACTCAATCTGTAAGGGATTTGGGGAAGTAAGTTCTACATTGTCTATCGTACCTTCGACCCGCCACACACTGATGCTGGAAGACCCAAAATAGAATTCACTTTGGTATTGCTCACTGGTTAGGACAGGGACATCATACCAGATACTCCATGCCTTCAAGTTAAGCTCATAGACATATTGAATGTCTGGTTGGGACAGTTCTTTTGGGGTGGAGATCACCAACCTGCTGAGGCTGGGGTGGAGCTTGATTTCCCAACCAAAATCCCCACGAGTTCGGGTCATTTGCTGATTGATGAAGGCTTGGATTTTCCAGCTGAGAGAAGACTCAAGGCTGAAAGGATCCTTACCCTGCAACAGCGCCGTCATGCTTATCAAGCCATAGGTTGAAAGTAAGAGCAGGTCTCCACCAAACAAGGAACTGATACGCCTCCCGAAAGGCATTGCCCCGACGAACCATAGCCCAATGATTCCAAATGTGCTCGAACTGCTCGGATCTGTTCCGGCGTAAACAACGACGTCGCCTCCGGTAGAAACTGCCACGAGGTAGTCGTCTGGTCCCTCACCGCTATCAAGCGTCCAGTCTGCGAGAATAGCAAGACCTCCCCCGTAGCGAAATCTAGAGCCAAAGTTAAATTCAGTGAGTGTGCCTGCGAAGGTCCCGACATCGGAATACCAAGCTGATGTTGAATTCTTTTCAATGTACCAAATCCTATTTTTCCAAGACATGACAAAGGCAATGTCTGTTGCGCCTCCTGCGGGTCCGACAATGGCGGGTATAGTCCAAAGACCCGTACTTTCCTCGTAAGCAACCAGACCATTTTCTTCATCTGCTGCTAGGAGTATGTGGGCTCCCCCATCATTAGTGAATTGGGTGTAAGACATACGTCCTGCCGGAGTAGTCTTATTGAGCCAATCAACCTCCTTTACGGGGGCCATCGTACTTGCGCTTATGTCGTAGATACCATCATTGTTTGCCGCAAAGAGGCGATCCTCGGAGCCGTCATCCATCGACCCGGAGAATGGTAGGATAGTTTGAATTCCAGCCCCGAGGAAGCCATTCGCATATTCTGCATATCCGGGGCGAACCTTCAACCCGTAGGTTGTGGCATCAATATTGATTGATAGTATGCAATCACGAGGCTCCATGCCGTAGAGGTTAGATATGGAGTTAATCCCCGACGTAGGAGCCGGCATCGTGGCTGGCTTAGTCGTTTGCTCCGAGGGAGCTATCCCAAACATTACGGCCCCCCGTAATTCGTGTTCGGAATGTTCCTAAAGTCAAGGTAGTGGATTCCAGCCGCTCTAGCCCCAGCGTTCAAGATAGGGGAAGACTTATTTCCTCCGGTAGCATTTTCAAATGCTTTCGCAAATGCTGCTGCTGCCCCGGCGGAATTGAATCCTTTAGCCTCTAAGAACTTGAACCGTAGGTACTGGACAAGCATTACTGGTTTGAACAGTATGGTGTCCCCGTTGGCCGTGACGGTATCAGAATAGGTAATCCCTCCAGGATCAAGAACCCAATTTCTCGAAATATACTCAAAATTGATGTCCAAACCGTTAGGAGGGGGTTGTGGAAAAATATTGAACTTGTTCTCCATGATCCGAAAACTGGCGTAGATCGTGTAGCTCACCAAATCTCGACCCATAAGGTATGACCACTGCTGCGGGGAAAGAGGGCCTCCGAGGGGCACATTTTCACTGCGCTCCCATCCAGTCTGTGGAATCATATACCCGAAATCATTAGGGAGATCATAAATCCCCGTATCTGGGGGGACAACAGTTAAAATCTGATGCTCCCTCCGTAAGACTTCCCAGGGGTACGACTCAACGAGATCCTGACCGCATGTTGTGATCAGGTTTCGTAGCTGGACAAAGCTGGGGTTGGTGTCAGAGAATACATCAATACTGGGCTCAAGACCGCACTCAACTGCTGCACGATTGATTATGTCCGAAGCTGAGATGTATCTACTGACCGGCATTTACTTCTTTCCCTTTTTCTCCAGCATATTGACCTTCTCTATGAGATCATCAATTGCCTGCTGCTGAGCAGCAAGTTCTGAATCCTTCTGGTCAATAGCCGCATTGAGCTGTTCCAGAGGGGCAGCTTCCCTAGCGGCTTGAATGTAAGCCTTCGCTTTCGTCTTTAAGGAGCCAACCCCCATGAATTTCTGCACATGGACGTCAGCCAGATCCGCCAACTGCTCAACAGTGTAGACGCCGAAAAACTTGAGCTCCTCCACCTGTGCGCGGGTGACCATAGGCCACGCCTTCAGCGGGGTGCCCTCGTGTATCTCACCTTCACCATTTTTGAAGGCGGCGAACTGTTTGGAAAACCGATCTTGATCCATCTGGCGAGCGGGTCGGATGACAATGCTATCCTTATCCCCGGGAACCATGATGCGAACGTAGCATTCGTCCTTATACATAGGACGCCCTTCTTTCAGGGTAGCTTGGTCATCTTTCCGTGGGTGGTTGAAGAACACCACGAAGAGCTTGCTGTCTCCAGCAAATCGTGCACTGCCCTGCTCATTGAGCATAGCAGCTTCGGTTATTTCGTAATTGGCTTCTTGTAACATTTCATTCTCCTAATTCTAATTATTATATTTTTAGACTTAAGAGTTGGGGGGCCGAAGCCCCCCGTCTCCGTTCTTTAGGTAGCGTCTGCTGTGATGACCGCATTGCGAACCCAACCGTACTCGTTGTCAGCGAATGCGAGAGTCCCAACGTAGGCACCACCACCGTCCGAAGCTTGACCTGCGGCGTCAACCGCAATGTCAATCTGGGAGGCTGCGATTGCACCACTTGCCTGGACATACCGATACATGAACCCATCCGACCCTTTCTGTTGCGTGTTCAATGCAAAGTCTGGGGCAGGGCGAGTACCATCACCACCGTCTGAATTGATCAGAATACGACTATCCGGATCGACGGCACCGATTCGTCCTTCGGCTGTTGCTAGATTTACCACTTCATTGTCTCCTCAAAAAGAGCCGGGCCGAAGCCCGACTGAAGCGTTAGCCCTTACGCGCCGTTGATACGACCCTGATACCGCGCACCCGATGACGTCAAGTTGCCAGCCCACGCCAGGATTTGCACTTCTGCATCCTGGTTAGTGCTGTACCGACGATTCGGAGAGAGCGGGACCATGTTCCGGTCGCTGTGAGGGCGGTAGAAGATGTAATCACAGTTAAGTGAGAACAACGTGCTCGCCGGTACGAAACCGCCGATACCACCGTCCAGAACAACATCAGCGTCCATGAACTTCAGGGTGGGGAACCCGAGGTTGCCAACTTCCGGGGAGTTGAATCGTTGCTGGGCCTGTAAGGATGCAACGTAAAACTGCCAGAAGAGGTTATCCATCAGGAGTAAGTCGGGGCGATCTGATCCACGGACCTGGGATGCCCAGAGGCTGTTCATCGTGGCTTGGACGTTCGCGGCAGTGATCGTTATGGTCTGCACTTGCGAGCGCCAAAAGGTCCACGTGGCCCGATCGATCCCACCGTATGTCCCCGTAGTCGGGTCAACTGGTACAGCGGCATCAAGGCCAGTAATTTCCTTACCTGCGGAGCCTGTACCGTCTGAGTACAAGCCGTCACTGATAAGATTTGCAAGGGTTGATTCTGCGACACCTAACCGACCTTCCATGAGGTCAATCATGCGTTCACGGCCGGAGTTTTGCAACATCTCCAGGCCAGAAATGACAACGGGGACCGCCGCCTGCTTCCAATCGTACTCGGCTGCGCTGAGCACGTCTGATACACCAACAGGCAGAAGGTCGTAACCGCTATACCAGCCCTGATTCGCATTCTCAGCGAATGAAAGTTCCTGCAAAATCTTTGTGCCGCCAGAAGCGGTTTTGATTTTGCCTTTCAAACTGAGTTTGCTCAGAAGAGCATTGTTTGCAGTCACGTTGTCAGCAATCTCGCGTGTACGACTTTCAATCGTAGTAGCAACGATGTCGCTAACATTTGGAAATGGCATTTATGATTCTCCAAGTGATTTGTGAAAAGATAATTTCTGCCAACTTGGGGAATCTGCACTGAGGCTGGGAGTTCCTAGTTCCCAGTCAGGGTAGCATATAATAGGTGTGAGTTACAAGCTATCCGTGCCCTACTGACCCCTCTGCCTCATCCCACAGCTCACTCATTATAGCTCTGGTGTCGGAAGAAGAACTACCTCCGCTACCGGCATTTGGAGTTCCTCTTATGCTTGAAGCTGCGGCCTTCTTAGCGGCTATAGCAGATGCGCTAACCTTCCCGGCTTCTGCTGCCACTCGCTGCTTCAGAATAGGGCCAATTTCAGGGTGGGCATTGGATGCGTGGCCGTATGCCTGTTCCAAGGTCATGGTACGACCTCGGTTCGTAGCCATCTCCATGAGATCAGCCATATCTTCTCGTAAGTCCTCATAAAACTCACTATGACTTTCTTGGAAGGACGACAGCTCAGTGCTAGCCTCCACATTGACCTGCTGGACTGCTTCAGTCCTTCCTGTATTTACTTGCCCCATGAAATCTTTTATAGGGGCGAGCTCCTTTTGTATAGACTGGAGCAGAGGAGCGTTAGGGTCTTCAGACACTTCCTGCCCCGAAAGCACATCATCCAACATACCAATATCCACCCCATACTGGTTGATGATATTCTTCACCACTTCCGCTTTCTTAGCGGGGGAGCCCATCGTCAACTGTGCCGCCGTAGTCATCAGCTCAGTTATGGCTTGTGCAGGGCTGGACCCTTCTGCCTGGATAAAGCTCTGGAACGGGGCTACCGTTTTGTAATACTCATCAGCGACTCGTTTATGCCCGGAAGCCTGCTGCAAACCTCTTGCAATGTCAGACTCTCGTTTGGCGATTTCAGCTTGGGCTTCTGGAGGGATTGCTGCCCAGTGTTCACGGGCAGCAGGCGTCCAGGAAACGGGCGCTTTCGTATCTCCTCCAAGAGATCCAGCATCCCCTTCGGCAGAGGCTTCAGAAGAAACCGATTCAGATTCCTCACCTTTTGATTCATCACCAGTCCCGCCATCGTCGTCACCACCTTCTCCTGGCGCTTCAGAACCTTCGGCTTCTCCTCCGGCGGATGCTTCGGCCTCCGCATCCCCCACGGAGACCTCGGAGTTCTCTGAGGATCCCCCTGCTTCTTGTTCTTCTTCTTCGGCATCATCTACCTCCTTAAAAGCAGATTCAAGCTGCTCACGAATTGATTCTCCGGCCATTTCATTCTCCTTATTGTGATAGTTGGTCTATTGTTCGTTTGATAGCTTCAATTCGAGCACCCTTACCGTCAGGGTTGCCATTGAAGAAGCGGTCCCTCTTCCTGGCATCCCTAGACCAATCTTCATTGTGGCCTTCTTGGGTTTGGACAACATTGTGTCGACGATTATGATCGTGCAGCTCCCTTTTATTTCTTATCTCCTTACCATCAATTGGAGAGAGGAAATTGCAGTCAAACCGCAAGTCATCGCGAGGGATATGGGCAGAAGCCCCAACCTCTAGCATCTTGGTTGTTCCGTCAGACTGTTTAATCTGACGCCACGTTCGTCGACCCATTACCGGCTCCTGGTGTCTTCTTTACTTTAATCTTATTAGCGGTGGCTGAGTCATCCTGAACTATCGCTGCCTGACCTTGTGCCATCTCTTCTTGTATGGCCGCCAGCATTTCAGCCTGAATAGTCTTCATAGTATTTTGGAACTCAGCCATAAGTTCTTTTAAGTCAGAC